CTATTCCTGGTCGAACAGCTGTTTCTGGCGGCTGGCAATGTCCACCGCCTTTACGCGGCGGACGATGGCGTACACCGTCGTCAAATGAAGGCCGTGCTTGCGCGCGATGTAGGCAACGTCTGCCCCGTTGTCGATGGCGGTGGCGATCAAGCGGTCCCGCTCGATGATGCGCTGAGCGGTCCAGACCGGAAGATAGAACGGCAGGCCGGCGTAGGCATCGCAGATGGCGCGCACTACCCGGAGGGCGATCGCGTCCTCTTCGCCGGCCGCGACGCCCGCTTCGCGCAGCTCGTCGCTGGCGATCTCGGTCCATTCGCGGATCAGCTCGGGAACACGGGCGGCCGGCTTGCCCATCAGCGTTCGATACCCGCGCGCTCGCACCACTGCTTGAGGTGCTCGATGACCTTGCCGGCGACGGAGCGCGGCAGCAGGTTGGGATCATCCCAGCCGACCTGCTGGGGATGGTAGGTGGCGGACTGGGCGCGCACGTACGCGCGCAACGCCTTGTCGCTGCCGTCCTTGGCCTCGCCGGCCTGCGCCAGGAGCGTCCACAGGTGGCGGATCAACGCCGCCTGTGTGCCCTTGCGGTAGGCCGAGCGGCGGGCGCTGGCGTGGCGTGGGTCTTTCCAGCCGCAAGCGGTCAGGTGCTTGAGCACCGCCTCGCGGCCGGCGTTGTCGAGATCCTTGGCCGAACGCACACGGGCAACGGTCCACAGCATGTCGCGGTAGGTGTCGTCGTCGAGGCCGAGCGACTGCGCGGCGATGTGGATCATCGCCAGGTGGTTGTTGCGCCCAGCCACAGGCTTGCGGGTCTGCGTTTTCATCGGCGTGCCTTGCAGTGTGCGAAGTCGCCATCGCGGCAGCGGCCGCACCGCTGGCAAGCCATGCCTGGCAGAGAAGGCCGCGGTCGGTGCACCCATTCACCGGTAGGCGTGATGCCACCATCGAAGACAATCCATATCGTGAAGCACGGGAACAGGTTGATGCACAGGCGCCGGTTGTGGCGCGACCAGTGCAAGCCGATCCAGAAGCTGCTCCAGCGGACGAGGATGCCTTTCTTCATGCGTCGTGCTCCAAGCTACGCTGGCTGGTGCCGTTGACGCCACGATGCAGCCTGGCGTTCGTGCCGGCTTCATGGCCTGCCCAGGCATCATCGTCGCGAGTCTTGCCGCGCGTGGTCAGGTCGCGGCCGGAGCTGGTGCCTGCATCGGGATAGCGCAAGCGCATTACCTCGTCGATCGCTAGACGTTTGGCATCGGCGACTTGAGCATCAGGGAACAGGTGCGCGACCGCGTTGACCCACGCCATTGCGAATACCTCACCACGGGCCTCGCGGTTACCGCGCTTGCGCACGCGCGAGATGTGCTTGAGGCGGTCGGCATCCATCTGCCGGCGCAGCACGGTGAAGGCGAACGCAGCGATTTCGGCGGAGCCGTCGCAGCCGTAGAAGCGGATCACAGTGGAGCCGCTGTTCCAGCTCTTTTCGCGGCAGACGATCGTGCGTGCACCGAAGGCGGCCGCCGCGAGAACGGCCAGTATCAGAACACTGCGTGCTGGTTCGGCGCCGCGGGCACGGGTATTGACCTCGGCCTCGTCGACGTCCATAGCCTCGGCGTGGCTGATGCCGTGGGCGCGCATCATGGCCTGCGCCTGGCGCAGCGCGGCGGCGGCCTCGTTCGGGTTGGACGAGGCGGCGAGGCGGAGGCACGCTTTGACCTTGCGCAGGATGTGCTGGCGATCCATGTCAGGCGTCCTGAGGCCGCGGGATGGCGAAGCGGGTTTCGAGGTGGCCCAGCAGGTCGCCCAGTTGAGCGGTGAGCAGCGCGAAGGTGGCATCGAGCTCGGCTTGGGCATCCTGCTGGCTGTCGCTCAATTGGTCGATCACCACGTCGAGGAACTTGAGCTTGCGCACCACCAAGTCTTCGCCCAGGACGAAGCTGATGCGGTTGTCGAACACCAGGCCGAGCTGGAATACCTGCTTGCCGGCGCGCAGGTGCTCCTTGACCTCTTCGCCGTCCAGGTCGGCGCCGCGGCCCTTCCAGCGGGCACCGTTGGCGGTGGCCGGATCGCGCAGTTCGCACTCGTCGCCCAGGGCAAACCCGGTCGGCAGGTTGCCGTTGGCCAGCCAGTCGGTCATCAGCACGCGAGGGCCTTCCTCCGGCGCCAGTGGCACGGCCGGGAAGCTGCCCAGCGCCTCGCGAATCTGGGTGATGGCGTTCTCGGCGGCTTTGCGGCTGCTGGTGTTGAGCACCAGCCAGCCGTTCTTCTTGTCGAGGTAGCAGGCCAGGCGCGAGCTGCGCACGAACGCGCGCGGCAGCAGCTCGGTCAACAGGTCTTCCTTGATGCGGTTGCGCTCGCGGCCGCCGACCTTGCGGCCCTCGTCCTCGGCGATTCTCTGCACCTTACGCTGCAGCTGGTCGTTGACCACCGAGGCCGGCAGCAATTTGTCTTCGCCGCCGACGGTCAACAGCGTGTAGTGCAGCACCGTATGGGTGAGCGGCTCATGCTCGCCACGGCCAACCGGTGGCACGAAGCCCCTGGTGAACATTTCCAGCGGGCCGACTGGGCGCAGCCGATGCTCGGCCAGCGCGTCGTCGAGGCGCTGCAGATCGGCCGCCACTTGGGGCGAAAATCGAAACAATAGGAGGTTGCGGAAGAGCATTGTTCATTTACTCCGTGATGCGCGAACGTCCGCGCGTCTATTCAGGGTTGTCGAGCTGGGCTTCGAGCTCGGCGATGCGGTCATGCAGGCGCTGGACCTTGGCGGACTCCACGCGGCACAGGGATTCGGGCCAGCCCAGCGCGCGCTTGATGCGGTTGCCGCCTTCGGCGGCTTGGGCGCTCTGCTCGTCGGTGGTGCCGTAGGTGGCCACCGATGTTTGCCGGCCGTCCCACGCCAGGACGATCACCTGCAGGAAGTCGTAGGCGCGCGCGATAGTCTCGGCGGCGACAATCGGCAGGCGCTCGTTGCCGGACTTCTTGGCGCAGGCGCTGCACAGGTCGAGGCTGACCCAGTAGCAGCCACCGTGGCAGGCGCGCATGTCGGTACAGCCGCAGGCGCGGCAGGTGCGGACGGGCGGGCTCATACGACCCCCGCCATCGCACCGATCGCCACCGCGATCGCGCCCAGCACCAGGCTGGCCAGGAACGGCCAGGTGTCGAGCCAGCACATGCGCTCGGGTTCGCCCTGGCCGGGAGCCGGCTGGTCGTGCTCGGTGGCGGTCATGACACGGTCTCCAGCTGGCGCCGGCGGCGCTCGACGGCGGTGCGCACGGTCTTCTGGAGGTCAGGCAGCATCAACGCGATGCGGCATTGGCCGCTGTTGAAGGTCTTCGCCGCGCGGATGCGATCGTCGGCGCTGGTGCTGTAGTACATGTCGCCGCAGTGTTCGCCGGAATAGAACGGGTTGAGCGGGCCTTCCAGCGTCGTCGTTATGGCAACCTCGAAGCCCTTGCACTCGCGCTGTTTCAGCCACAGCAGGTAGGCGATCAAGGCATCGCCAGCCGCCTGCGGTGATTCGGCCTCGGGAATGCCGGATACCAGTAGTTGCACCTCTTCCACCGCGCTGGTGAGCACGCGCTTGCCGTGGCGGGCGGTGGCGATGATGGATTGCCGCACGGTGTCGGTATCCCCGCGGGCGATCTCGATGGCGCCATCCGGCACCTTCGATCCGAACTCGATCAGGCCGTTGGCCCAGCAGTAGGCGATCAGTTGCTTCTTCATGCCGTCACCGCCTCAACGTCGTCGTCATTGATCAGCGCGGCGATCAGCTTGTCCAGCTCGCCGTCGACGGGCTTGAGTACCACGGCGTCGACGTCGTCTGCGATGCGAACGCCCAGGCGCTTGAGGTCGCTGGCCGGCAGGTTGCCGAGGGCGGCGGCGACGGGCTTCTCGGTGACTTTGACCAGGGCGTCGAACTGGTCGGGGAAGTGCTTGCGGATCAGCTTGACGACGGTGTCGATATCGCCGAGCTCCAGCTTGCCGCGCTGTTTCATGTAGCCGACCTTGATGCCGTGAAGCACGCGGGTCTTGGGCGAGCGAAATTCGCCCTGGCTGGTCTCGATCGCCTCCTTCAGATCACCGTGGGCGGCGGTGAAGCGGGCCAGGGAATTCTTGATGCCCTGCAGGCGGCGGCGCTTGGCGGTTTCCTGCTCGTCGCGCAGATCCTGCAGGCGGCTGGCGAGTTCGTCGCGGGCACCGGCGAAGACCTTGGCGCGCTGTTCGATGTCTTGCATTTGCATGGTGGTCAGTCCTCGTACTTGGTGCCGCAGAATGGGCAATGGGTGGCGACGGCGATGGGCTGCTGCCGGCGCACGGTGGGGTCGGTGAATTCGATGCGCACCAGCACGCGCGGCGCGGCGTTGCGGCCGCGCTCGTCGCGCGGCGACATGGTCTTGAGCTGGGTGCCGCCGATGCGCAGCTGGCGGTTGACGTTGGCGACGCAGGTGCAGGTCATGCCAGCACCTCGCCGAAAGCGCGACCTGACCAGTAGGCGGCGAGGGCGCGATGTGCGTCCGCAGCGCTGCTGTCGCAGTGCATCACAGCATCGTCCGCGCGCACCAGGGAGTTGACGCAGAGCCGCGCGAAGTCGGCGATGCGGCGCTTTTGCAGTGCGGTGCGCTTACTCACGACGGCAACCTCCCCTGCCCAATCAGGTCCGGAATCGACACGCGCTTCATCGCGCTTTCCTGCCCCAGGCTGGACATGGCGCGCGCGTGCAGGAACGCGCAGGTTTCCTCCATTTCCTCGCTGTTGGCTGCCAGGAAGTAGCCATCACGCGGGTGGGCGCAGACGTGATGGCCGAGCATGCGCAGTTCGACCACCAGGGTGCGCAGGTGGCGCTCGTCGCCGCTGGTGGGGTGACTGCCCAGGACTTCGCGGCAGAGCGCGGTGGCGGTAACGCCGTAGCGGCGACCGATGTGACTGCGCAAGGCGATCAACAGCGTGTCGTGGGTCAAATCCTTATTCATCGCGGGGCTCCGGTTCGTGACCGTTGAGGGCTTCGGCGGATATATCGATGGCCGCCAGACGCAGCTCGGCGGTGGTGCGGTCGATCAATCGGTGCTGGTAGTCGCCCTGGATCTGGGCGAGCCGGCTGAGGCGCTCGATGCGATCGTTGGCGGCGTTGCGGTGCTGGCCCTTCTGGCGGGTGACTTCCACCGCCTGCTCGGCCTTGGCGGCGCCGCGATCAGCGGCGGCGAAGACGATCTCCAGCAGGTAGCCGTGCGACTTGAGCGGAAGCTGCAGCCGGTCGCTGTTGCGCAGCTCCACCATCTGTTCCAGCGCGGCGCGCCACAGGTCGAGCGCCGCCTGGCGCGCGTTGCCGTTGCGCACGACGGTGCCGGCATCGAGCATCGGCACCAGCTCGGCCATGATCTTGTCGGCACGGTCGTGTGCCAGCGCGCGGCCCTTGGCGCGAAACATGCCCAGGTACTGCGCCCACAGGCCGGCGAGCGGCGCCGGCATGTGCAGCGCGCGCAGCAGTGCACCGCGGGAGGCGTCCATCTGCAGGGCGACCTCCAGGCTGAACATGGCGCAGCAGCTGGGGCAAGTTACGCGCATGCTTACCTCCGGCTCGGCAGGGGCGCGTCGGCGCGGTTGCGGCGGCGGCTGCCGTGCCACAGCTTCTGGACCAGCACCTGACCGCGCAGGCGCAGCGACTGTTCCGCGCGACGTTCGAGCTTGTGCTGCCTGGGCTCGGCCAGCTGGCGCGCATGCGCGTCCATGCGGTCGACGCGGGCCAGCATCTGGTGCGGGTACGCCAGGAAGGACTCCAGCGAAATGCCGCGCTGGCGCACCCGGCGCGCCACGTAGATATCCGACCAATGGTTCAATGTTTCATCGGGATAGCGGTGCGTCATGACGTGCGCTCCTGGAAGGGGTGGCGATGCCTTGAACGGCGAGCCAAGCTGCGCGCCAGCGGTAGGCGGTGGGTCGGCTCACATTGAATTGCTCACAGATCTGTTGAGCGGTGGGAACGGTGCGGAGTTGGGTAGCCCATTGAACAAAGCGCAGCGCCAGCTCGAAGGTGCTGGCGATGCCAGCAACGTGCGGCTGCAATTGCGCGTAAATCTTGGTCACGCGGGCACTACAGCGCCGCGAATCAGCGCCTTCGCCAGCGCCCGTGCCTGCACGCTGGTAATCGCGTTGAAGCGGTCATCGATGCGATCGCCGATTGACCAGGTGGTGATGCCCGCGGCCTCGCAGTACGGCAGCAGCTCGTCGGTGACGTGCAGCGAGCTGATCTCCAGATCGATCAGCAAGCAGCGCACGTGCAGGCGCTGGTAGGAGGTGGGCGTGGACATCACATCCTCCCTTGAGCGACGAATCGCTCCAGCGCAGCCTTTGCGGACTGCTCTGAATCACGGAGCGCCCGATAGATCACCGGATCCGCCACCGAATACAAATAAACATCGAGCGCGTCAGCGGCCGTGGAGTGGCTGAATTCCAGCGCCTTCAACGTCTTCTGCGCAGACTCCGCAGCGGCGAGGAAATCGCGGGGTTGTGGTGCTTCGCCATTTCGGCCCGTTGTCTTCGCAGGTTTTTTGGTCGCAGCGGCTTTGGGTGCCGCAACGATGATCGCTTCACCAACTGGCTTGGAACCTTCGGCGGGAACGCTCCACAGCGAGACGTTTCCACGCATGGTTCGGTCGACCCGACCATCGCTGCGCATGAGGTAGAGGTTGTTGGCGATCTGCGTCTTTGACAGATCAGGGAGCAACGGCACCAGATCGTCGACCGATAGCGGTGCACGCCCATGCATGACCGCAAGCACGGACGATGCAATGCCGCTATTCAGTTTCGGTGCGGCCACTCCTGTGACCTGGTTCGCAGGCGCGATCGCCGGCTCTTTCGCCTGCAAATTCTTCTGGGGGGCCGACATGTAATACCGGGGGTGTCCGTCCGCGCATTCCTCCCGATTGATGCGGGCCTGGTTCCACAGCTTCTTCAACAGGCTGCCTATGGAGTCGACGTTCGCGCTGTTGCCACAGACGCTAGCGATCTCGGCCTGTGTTTGCGACGTCAAGGCGTTCGTGAGGAATTCGATGATGTTGGTCTGGAGGTCGGCCATCACACCCTCCCGACCAGCTCACCGCTGATCTTGTCCAGGCCCAGCTCCACCGCCTGGTTCATGCACTTGACGATCAGGTTCTGCACCACCAGCGGATACATCTGCGTGTCCACTTCGTTGGTGCCCTGGCGGCGACGCGTGAGGCGGGCGCGAATGGCGTCGTAGGCATCGGGCTCGAACACGTCATCGGGCTTGGCACCCACGCGCTTGAACTTCAGGGTGAGGTAATCCTCCAGGTTGCCGTTGAGCGGCTTCAGACGCGCCTGCTCGATGCGGCGGATCACTTCGCGGATGTCCGGGTTGCGGCGCTCGTCGAGCAGGTTGGCCAACTCGGGCTGACCGACCAGCACGATGCCCAGCAGCTTCTTGAAGCCGTCCTCCAGCTCCCAGAAGCGCTTGAGGTATTTCAGCGTGTACTTATTGAGATCGTGGGCCTCTTCGATCATCAGCACGTGCGACACGCCCGTGTTGGAACTGCTGGTCAGCAGGCGTTCCACCTGGCGTGCCTTGGCCTCCTTGCTGAGCTTGGGCACCTCGGTGGAGATGTCAGCGATGATCGCGTCGCAGATGTGCGTGGTGGTCAGCTCGCGCTTGTCCACGGTCTTGACGTTGATGATGACGATGGGCTCGTCGTCGCGCCGGATGCGTTCCACCAGGTCGCGGCGCAGCGTGCTCTTGCCGCTGCCGGACTCGCCGATCACCGCGATGAAGCCGCCGTGCTTGGCCGCGTAGTACATGGATTCGCGCACGTAGCGCTGGTCTTTGCTGAGGTAGACGTCCTGCGGCCCTTGCACGTCGTCGACGAAGGGATGGCGGGCCAGGTGGAAGTGATCACGCGCGGCGGGACTGAGCATTTCTGCCTCCGGAATTTCGATGTGATCGTCGGCCGGTTTCGGCTCGACGGGATTGGCGTCGCGAAACATGCCGCGGGCGCTGGCAGGCGCCAGTTCGGCGGTTTCGCCTTCGGGGATCCACGCGGTGGCAATTTCGTCGTCCGGCACGCCGCGGCTGCGCAAGAAGTTCGCCACCTGGCGCTTGAGCGTGTCGGGGTGCACCGTGCGCGGCCATGCGTGGCGAGTGAGCAGTTGCGACAGCGTGCTGCTGGCGAGCGGGCTGCCCATGCGGCTGCCTGCCTCGTAGACCATCGCGCGGCGCAGGTCGCCCTGCGGGATGTCGTGGCGCAGCAGCAGCGCGTGCAGCTGGTACGGCTTCTGGCTGCGCTCGCTGGTGATGGGTCGGCCCATGTTCGCCATCGATCAATGCTCCAGGGCGAACACGGGCGAGCGTGCCTGCAGCACGACGCGAACATGCGTGGTGCGCTCCACCTTGACCACCGTGCCGGGGACGCGGGCATTGGGTGCGGCGTTGACCGCCACCACCACGGCCCAGCTGTAGCGGCCCTCGTCGGCGCGCATGCCGCCGTAGCACATCAACACCCGCACTTCGTTGGGCGCATCGGGGCAGATGAAGTGCTGGCCGGGTTTGACCGTGGAGCACAGGGTGAGGTAGTGGCCGCGCGATGCGGACGGTGCGGTTTGGGCTTGCGTTGCGTGCATGACTGATCTCCAGATCAGGGGTGTGACAAACGGATCAGAGCTTTGAAGCGAGCTCCATACGGGTGAGGTCGAACGATTCGGCGTAACCGAGCACCGTCCGGTGCCTGGTCAAGAGGTCTTCCATCTCGCCACGCTGCTCGGTGGCCACCAGGGCGAGCGGCGCCTGCGCTGTGAGAAACACGATCGGTGAGGCGCCCGGCAGCGCTGTCTCGTAGCCGGCAGGCAGGTAGCCGACATCGCCGGGATCGGCGCGGCACGCGATCACCACCACCGGCACCATCGCGTCGGGGTTGAGGCGCGCGAAAGGTGCGAGGTTGGGCTGGATACCATCGGGCGTGCTGTGGCTGCTGATGGCGCAGACGCACTCGACCAGCTCGGGGCCCAGCAGCGCGAACAACTGGCCGGGGCTGGCTTCCAGCAGCAGGCGGGGATCGGTAATACGGAACTTGGCTTTCATCGCGTGCAACTCCTTTGTGCGAAAGCGCCGTCAGCTGACGACGGACAGGCGGGGACGCTCGAACACCGGCGCGGATATCCGCAGCGCCAGCGCATCGAGATCGGATTCGGGGATGCCATCGGGGTACCAGGTGCGGACGGCAGCGGCTTCGTCGCGGGTGAGCGGGCGAGCGAGCCGCGCCTTGAGCTCGAACAGCGCCTGCACGTGGCTCAGCGGGCGCAGCTCGACGTGCACGGGATCGGGCACGTCCATGTCGGTGCCGCGGCGCAGGATGTGGCTGGGCGCGTTTTTCGCGGCCTCGCGCACGTCCTTGAACGGGTCGATCTTGCCGTCGAACGCCAGGCGACCCTTGTTGCGGGCGGCGATGGCATCGAGCGTGTCGCGTTCGCCGTAGACGGCCTCGTTGAGATCCTTGCGGGCGGTGTCGACGACGGTGTCGGCCTTGCTGGCGTAGCTTTCGCCGATCACTGGCGAGTTGATGAAGAAACCCGCGTGATCGGTGGCGACCGGATCGCACTCGATGTACCGGGTGGAGCCGTCCTCGGCCTGGCCGATGACGAAGATGCTGGGTGCGCGGTAGGGGTTGACGGCGACGGTGACCGTTTCGCCAACGCGCACGTTTGGCACGTGCTCGACCGAGTAGATAGCCGGCTCGTAGCCCTTGGCGGTGAACTGCACCTTGAGGTTGCCCTTGACCGTGCGCGTGACCGGCTTGCTGTGCATCAGCGTCTGGCACAGCGCCTCGGCCGGGCACAGGCGCAGTTGGTCCTGGCGGATCGTCTGCCACAAGCCATCACGGGTGTGCTTGTGGCGGCTATGGATGGCGGTGCCGTTGAACGCGCACAGCCACTGGTCCATTTCGGCGTTGAGCTGCTCGATGCTGTCGATGCGGGCGAAGGTGAGCCGGCCCTCGAACTTGCGCTCGATGATGTTGTGCACGCCCTCCACCTGGCCCTTGGCGCGCGGGTTGCCCGGCGTGTGGGCCCAGTGGCGGATCATCAGCGACGTCATCAGCGCGCCGATCGCGTGGCTCATGTTGGCGCTGCCGGCGTCCCACACCAGCATCCAGGGCACGCCGTGCATGACATGACCATCGTTGCGCTGCATGGCCCACATCAGAAACTCGAACAGCGTTTGCGTGTCTTCGCCGGCCACGTTGTAGTAGCGCGACAGCACATCGCCGGTGTAGTGGTCGGTGCACGCGTAGCGCATCACGCGCTGGTTGCTGACCTTGACCAGGTCGCGCGGCTTGCGCACGTTGAACTTGCGCTCGTCCATCACGCCGACGCGGCCGTTGCGCAGGTAGTAGAGAACGCACACCGATGCGTCGAGCTGCCAGACGTGGTTGGGGTGGTTGCTGCGCATGTTGACGTGGGGCTCCGGCCGGGCGAGCTGGCGCGGATGGCAGTTGTGCAGGCGCATCAGCCGCAGCATGGTTTCAGGCGAGATGCGGTCGGCCAGCAGGCCGTTGGCCAGGGCGATCTCGATCGCATCGCCCACTGGCAACAGCTCCTTGCCGGTCTGCCGCTGCGAGGCGCGCAGGATGCCGGCAACGGCCTTGACCTCGGGTTCGCTGACGCGGCTGTCGCCCTTGTCGGTGCGCACCTTGCGGTTGCTGCACCAGCCCACCTGGCGCAGGCGGTCATACAGCGTCGGCTTGCTCACGCCGAGCCAGCGCATGGCGTCGTCGATTAATGGCCCGCGCTGGCCGCGCCCGGCGGCGTGCAGCCGGCTGGCGATGCCGCGCAGGTAATCCATCTGGGCAAGCTCCGACGCGTGCATGGTTATTCGCCTACCAGGTCCGCGACGTCCTGCAGCTGGTCGGATGCCCAGCGCGCGTTGGCCTCCAGGCGCTCGGCGATGTCGCCATCCACCGTGGCGCCCGCATCGGCGTAGAGCTGTTCCACGTCGCCAAACACCTTGCGCAGGCGGGCGATGTGCGAGGCCGCCTCCACCACCGCCTCGTCGGCGTCGCGCAGCAGATCCTCGGCGGCGGTGCGCAGCTTCTGCTCGTCGCCGCCCTTGCGCTTGTCGCGGGTGAGCTTGTTGATGCGCTCATCCTTGGCGCGGATGATCTCTTCGTCGGTCTGCTTTTCCCTGTCGCGCTCGTCGCGCTCGGCGCGCAGTGTCGCCTTGAGCTCGCGCACCGACATACAGTCGACGTCGTCCAGGGTGAGGCCAGCCAGCGTGCCGCCGTTTTCCAGCGCGGCCAGGGTGTCGTCGTCTTCGGCGATCAGCTCCAGGGCTTTGCTCACGCCCAGGCCTTGCAAGTTGGGCATGCCGTGCAGCTTCGCCGCCGCCTGCATGGCACGCTGGGCAAACCGCACGCCGAAGCCGATTTGCTCCAGCGCGTTGTGGAAAGTGCCTGCCGCTTCACGTTCGCGGATGTGGATCAGCAGCTGGCCGATCTCGATCAACCGCTGCGCCGTTTCGTTGGCACACTGCTTGATGCGCGCAATGTACAGATCGCAGTTGTACGGCATGTCTACGCCGAACTCCTGCTCAGCGGCAGTGACACGCATGGCCTGCGCGGCCAGCGCATGGCCGGCTTCGGCCAGGGCCTCTCGATCGATGGTGCTGTCGCCGGCCGTGATGATTTCGGGTGGCCGTGCGGTTTTGGGGCGTGCCATGTGTTGCTCCTTGGATTAACGGGCGACGGTGAAGCGCTGTGCCACTTCGTCGACGCGCTTGCGCGCTTCGCCGAGGGCGTTGAGGATGCGAAGGGCCAGCTGGCCCATGCGTGGGGTGACACGCCAGGCGCCGGAATCCAGCGGCTCGGCCAGGCCGGCCTCGCGCAGGTTGGCCAGGTCGCGGGTGACGTTGCTGGGGTTGGTGCGGATCGCCTTGGCGATCTCCCCTGGGGCGAGGCCCATGACCTCGTGCCCGGCCAGCAGCATCAGGGTCTTGAGCACGCGTTGCTGGGCAGCGTTGATGTAGGCGGTGTCGCTCATGAGAGGGAAAGCTCCGGCTGGGCATGCCGCTCCACCTGGGCGCGCTCATGCGCTAGGTGGACCATCGCGGCGGTGAGGTGGTCGGACGTATCCGTGGCGGTGGCCTTGCCCTCGGCAAAGCGCAGCAGCGCGCCGATGGCCGCCGTGCAGGATTCCTGCAGGGCGTGGATGTCGCTGCCGAGCGGCAGCCGTCCGGTGGGCAGATCGATCACCAGCTTGCGTGCGCTGGTGGCGAGGTATTCGGTGATGTACGCGCGGCCGCAGGCCAGCTCAAACCCGGCGATCTTCATCGCGGGGATCGAGCCCTTTTGCATCCACTTGTAGATCGTCCACTTGCTCTCGCCGACCAGGTCGGCGATGCGATCGACCGACGCGCGGGGCGAATGCTCCTGGGCGTACAGCACGCAGCCCTCGACCGCTTCCTGCAGGCTGTTGGGGCGCCAAGCCTTCCAATTCTTGGCGCTCATTGCGCACCCCGCATGGCGCCTGGGCTGGCGATGGTCCAATCACGGCGCGTCTTTGCCCTTGTGCAAAAGGCTTGCAGCGGGTGAAATGCATACCTCAGCGCAATTTGCGAAAGGTATGGAGCGCCAGGCATGACGGCAGACGAATTCACTGAAGTGTCCGCACGCTGCGAAGCGCTGAGCAGGCTCGTACTGCATATGGCTGCGCAGATGGAAGACAGCGGCCTCATGGACGGTCACCGCCTTCAGGAAGGTCTACTTGCGGGCTTGCCTCACGGGTCTCCGGTGCTGGACCGCTCGGCGGAGTTGATCCGGGAGTTGGTCGCCAAGCAATCAGCCGCGAGGGCCACTCGCCGAGCAAGGGCGTTGTTGTCGGAAAACCTAGACGGTCGAAATCACGATGGTTAAACATGCATTCCCCCTGTGGATGCACGGTGTGCGCTCAGCGAGCCGACGCGTGCATGGGCACGAGGCTGTAGGCCGGCACCGGACGCGAGAGCGCATTGCGCAGCAGCGCGTCCTCGCAGAGCAGCCGCAGCTCGCTGGTGCGAACCTCGGGTGCCACGCAGCGCTGCGTGATGACCAGGAAGCGGCGAAGCGCACTGCCCTGCCGCGTGGCCTCACGCAGCAAGGCACAGGCGTTGTTGTCGACGCGCTGCTGCAGGCAGTCGATCGATTCGCTGCTGCCGCGCCGTGTGAGGTCGGATGCCAGCCGCCGGGCGGTCGAGTAGCCGAAAGAAATAAGCGATGTAGACATGTGATCCCCCTGTGGATACACGGATTAGTGGATGACGGCGCGGCAGCCGCGCATGATCAGAAAGCCTTCATCGGTCGGCCCCAAGGCTTCGAGCAAAGCGCTGCGGGCGTCGTCGAGCGCGTCGTCAGCGAGCGAGGTATTCCACGGCGACCGCTTGCCCGTGAGGACAAACTCCACGTCGAAGCGCAAGCCGATGCACACCAGCAATGCCTCTGCCGGAATGCCGCCTTGTCGCTCCCATCGCTGGACTGTCCGAACCGGAACGCAGCACTCCGCTGCAACGCGCTGACGGCTGAGATTCACCCGTACGCGTTCGGCCTTCAGCCGACTGGCGATGGTGCTGCTCGGATTGGGCACAAATGCATACATGTGGGATTAGCCGGCCAAGGCGCGAATCGCTTCGGCGATTTGGCTATTGGAGGTACGGCCACGGCGAGGCGGCTTCACGCCGTGCCATTGGGGCCACAGATCCGCGGGCGGCATCTGCAGAATCGCGGCGATGCGCAGCTCGATCTTGCGGCTGCGACCGCGACCGTTGATCACCATGCTCACCGTGCTGCGACTGATCGTTGCTCGTCCCTTTTTGAACTCACGCGCGATGTCGGCCTGCGTGTAGCCAGCCAGCGACAGCCCGTATTTGATGACCGAGGCACGCTCCTTCGTCACGATATCGGCGTGATCCAGGGCGCTTGGCGTTGGCATTGCCATCGTTTTCATTGGTCTCCTCGACCGGATGCGCAGACGTGCGCGCATAACTTGTTCAATTCACATGTTCATTGAACATGTTCACTAAACACATGTCAAGGGTTTTTCTGGAGGGGCGTGTCTATGCACCCGGCTGAGATACAGGCGGCGCTTAAATTGCAGGGTTACAGCCAGGCACAGATAGCCACCATGTGCGGTGTGCAAGCGTCAGCAGTAAGCATGGTGATCAACGGCCGTGGTCGAAGCCGCCCCATTGAAGAGCAGATCAGCGTGCTACTGCGCCTCCCATTGAGCCGACTCTGGCCGCATTGGTATGAAGACATGGGTGCGCAATACAAAGGCGTCCGGGAAAAGCCGGACCTGACCGATGAGGAATTGATGATCCTTGAGGTCTACCGCTCTCTTTCGGGCATGCGAAAGCAGCAATTCCAGAGCATGCTGGAATTGTTTCGCCGTGGAGAGCCGCCGCGCGCGGAAGTCACGGCAGACCGGGGAAGCGTTGCGGCCGGGGGCGATGTAAATTTTGGCAAAGGCAGCGGGCGGCGGAAGAAGTAGCTGCGATCGATGGCAAAAACATGGAAGGGGGAAGTGCGATGCGAATGACTATGGTGTCAGCAGCGGCGGTGGTCGCCAGTGCCTTGTGCACGTCGAGTTGTACTCAACTGTTGCGCGTGAACGACGCCAACCTTGCGAGTATGGATGCAGGGGCGTTGTGCACCCGCTATGCGGTCAGCCGACAGCCGGAAATTCGCAGTGAGCTGGCGCGGCGCGCCGTGCTCACGGATGAAGAGCTGGTGGCCGCTGATACTGGGCAGATCCGCGTGGGCATGTCCGATCTGCAGTTGGTCTGTTCCTGGGGAAACACGCCCATCGTGCACAACACGTCTGATGGCCTGGGGACGCAACAGCAATGGGTGTACCGGCCTTGCTCCGGCTGCCCAGCGAATTACGTCTACGTCGAAGACCACAAGATCATTGCGATCCAGAACTGACCGGGTGACGGAGGGCGTCGACGTCCTCCGACAGGAGGTGACGGTTTGCGGCGTCGCAAGCTGCGCCAATGACCGGCGAGCCCGGTACGAGCATGCCCCCGCGGATTCTGGCCTGACCCTTGCAAGCGGCTTATGGTATTTGATGAAACGCCGCTCGCCGGGCTGCAGCACCCGACGCTGGAGGCAAGACTCGTTCAGGGGGAACGATGCGAAAAAAGCAAGGCGAAGGATTGAGAGTCCGTGCAGAACGACACAGCATCGCGGTCGGCGGCAACATGACCGTAACCATCCACGCATGCGAGCTGCGCCAGCTGCTGGCGAAATGCCTCAACAGCACGGCGGAACCGGAAGAGCTGGCGCGGGTGATCGTTAAGCAGTGTCTGGCGCATGCTTAAGCGTCACTTTAAATAAATGCTTGACGTTAGCCAGCTAACGATATACCTTTGTTTCGTGGCCGCAACGGCCCACGGGCGCTCCGCCGAATCAGGAGCCAGGAGAGCAAGATGGCCAACGATCGCGTTTACGCTTACGACCTCAACTCCGGTGATTACGTCTACCGGATCCCCGGCCACCACCACGGCGACGGGCAAGTGGATTCCGACGAGTCACCAGTCTGGATATTGACGGACCAGGAGACCGCGGAAGCCGCATGCGACGGCGACGTGCCGGACGTCAAGCTTTGAGTCGACAGGCTCGCAGCCGATTGAACGTGGAGGTGCCGGGTAAACCGGCCCTCTACCAGCCGATCGCCTTGCCGGGATGGGAGGCGATCGGCGTCGTGTCGACCACCGAGCAGACGGGCGCACTAGTGCGCAATCGCAACACTGGCATCTACTGCCAGGCCAATGCGGGCGCGTTGCGCTCACTGCCGCAACACAAGGTAGTGGCAGCATTAGCGGGCAGGACTGCAGATGACTAAGAGCAAAGCTCCCGTTTCACTGGCCGACCGCGTGGCTGCCAGCCGGGCTCGCGCGATCGAGGGCGGCGCGCGTAAGATGACCGTGATGTTGCCCGAGGACGCCGTCGCTCGACTCAAGCTGCTGATCGATCGCGGCTATGCTGGCAACCAGACGCAGGCGTTGATCAGCGCGATCATGGCCGTGCCGGTGCCCAAGCGCTGATTAGTAGCCGACGCTAAAAGACCCCGGGGCATCCTGTGCGGCACTTTGTGCCGCATGAACCTCTCGACGATCTACCAGGCTGTGCTGGGGTGGCTTGTATCCAAGCTGCCCGCCCTGCGCGACAAGATGCGCGCCACGCCGCTGCTGCTGGGCGGCGCCATCACGTTTGCCGTTGTGCTGGCCATGAACCCAGCCAAGGTCGGGCTGCTGATCTGGGGCGCCTCGCGCATCGGCCTGTACGGCTACCTGGGCTACTGGGTCGATCGCATCCTGTTTCCTGATGCGCGGCCGCACGTGCTGACGGGCATTGCGCAGGGCACCGCCTGGAAGCGCCGCGCGCTGATCGTGGCCGCCACCCTCCTTGCCGGGGCGCTGCTGCCATGACGTGGCTGCGCCGCTGCTTTGTCAGTGACAGCCTGTGGGTCGATGCGCTGCTGGCCATCGTCCTGTCGCTGCTCGTGCTGGGCTTTTTCGTGCTGCTGTCCATCGCGATCACGCCGCCCGCGCACGCCAGCGATGTGTCCATACCCACCGACTCGGTGCGCTACCGCGTGCAGCTGGAGCGCGTGGCCGGTGCGCAATTCGGCATCGACGCACCGGTGGCCCGCATTGCCGCGCAGCTGCACCAGGAATCAGGCTGGCGCCCCAAGGCGCATAGCGCCTACGCCCAGGGGCTGGCGCAGTTCACGCCGACCACCGCGGCGTGGTTGCCCCAGGTGTGCCCGAGCGTGGGCGCGGCCGATCCGTGGGACGCCAGTTGGTCGATTCGCGCGGCGGTCTGCTACGACGCGTGGCTGTACGACCGCACCCACGGCACCACGACTTGCGATCGCTGGGCGATGACGCTCAGCGCCTACAACGGCGGGGAGACCGCGCGCGACCGCGAGATCCACATGGCCTACGAGGCCCGCGATGATCCGGCGCGATGGTTCGGCCAGGTGGAGCGGCAGCGGTCGCGCGGTGCCGCCGCCTGGTCGGAAAACCGCAGCTACGTGCGGCGCATCCTGCTCATCCTCGAACCCGCTTACTTTGCCGCCGGCTGGCCCGGCACGGTGGCCTGCACATGAAGTACGTCCTCTCCCTGCTCGTCGCGCTGGCCTGTCTCGGCGGCATGGCCTGGGCCGTCCACAGCCGCGGCTATGACGAGGGCGTGGCCGCTACCAAGGCGTCAGCCGACAAGCAGGTCAAGGCGGCGAAAGCCGATGCACAGGCGGCGAACGACGAACGCGATGCCAAGGCGCAGACGCTGGACAACGTGATGCGCACGATGGCCGAGCAGCGCGCCGAACTGGACCGGCTCAAGGAGTACGCAATCGCGGCGATGGCCCGCAATGTCGCCGAGCGACCCAAGCTGGCCGCGGCCACGGTATCCCGCACCAACAAGACCCGGAGCGTTGCCCATGAATCGCCTGCATGCACTGACCTCGCTCGCCTGCCTGTGTGCCCTGCCTTGTCTGACCGGCTGTGGCCTCAAGCGGCAGGCAGTGCACCCGGCCCAAGTCATTGAGGTGCCGGTGCCGGCCTACCAGCCACTGGACGTGTCGCTGACCCAGCCGCTGGCCGAGCCGCCAGCGCCGCCCAGGAATTGCGAGCTGCTCGGCGTGTCCGTGCCGTGCGCGCTCGATGGCTTGCTCAACGTCGAGGCGTGGCGCGGCGTGCTCCAACGATGCAATGCCGACCGCGCCACGTCGGCCGAGATAACGAAACCTCCAGGGGATGGAAGATGATGTTGAATTGGGAAACGATCCGCGCGGTTGCTGAGGTCGTTTCGGCGTGCTGCGCCATCACGGCGGCGGCCGTCAGCTTGGTGGTGTATCGCAAAGCGAAGGCCGGTGATCTCACGGCAAAGATGGACAGTGGCGACCGTGCGATCCGCAAGCACACCGACAGGTCGATCGGCGAGGTGAAATCGGAGCTTGGCAAGCTCAGTACACGCATGGCCGAGGTCGAGAACAGCAACGCGAGGATCGAGGAAAACCAGGCGCATTGCCTGGTGGGCAAAGACCTCGGCCCGTTGCACGAAAAGATCAACCGGATCGGCGAGCAGCTGGCCGGCAACACCGCCACCACCCAGGGCGTGCGTGAGCAGCTGCGCGTGCTGCATGACCTGCTGCTGCGCCGAGAGGATCGATAGCTATGGACCTGGTCCAACAACAGGCGGCATTCCGCCGCGGCCGCATCCTGCGGATCCTCGCCGAGAGCAACGACCAGGGCGCCAGCGCGCCGATGGTGCGCACGCTGGTGCGCGGCTGGGGCTACAAGGCGGACGCCGACACCGTGGCGATCGACCTGGCCTGGTTGAGCCGGCAGGGCTTTGCGCAGCTGCGCGATGTGAGCGGCGTGGAGTTTGCCCGCATCACCCAGAGCGGCCGCGACATCGTCAGCGGCGACCTGGACGTGCCCGGCGTGAAGTGCCTGGAGGATTGACCCATGCCGCGTCGATCCTCCCTGGAACGCCTGCCGCCCGAACTGCAGGATCTCTACCACCGCCTGCTGCGGTCGGGCTGCACCATCATCGAGATCACCGACAAGCTCAACGAGCTCGATGCCGACGTGAGCAAGTCCGCCGTGGGCCGCGCAGTGAAAGGTGCGCGCGCGCAGATGCGCCAGTATCGCGAGGCGCAGGAAGTCGCTGGCCAGTGGGTGACGCAGCTCAACGAACAGCCGCAGGGCGACGTCAGCGCGTTGCTGACGGAAATGCTGAAGACCGTGGCGTACTCCACCATTGCCAGCATCGGCGACGGTAGCGAGGCCGAGGTCGGCAAGGACGGCAAGCCGAAAGCGCCCAAGGCGATGGACATCATGCTGCTGGCCAAGGCGATCCGGGATCTGGAGGCGTCGACCAAGCAGAGTCTGGAGCGGCGCGAGAAGATCGAGCGCCAGGCGCTGGAGCGGCAGACCAAGGCCGCCGAGGGCGTGGCGAAGAAGCAGGGCATGTCCAACGCGCACTGGGAAGAGATCCGCGCCAAGTTCCTGGGCATCGATGTTGCCGCGGCGGACGCATGAGGCCCGACGAAAAAGAGGAAGCGCTCCAGCTGGTCGCGGAGATCCAGTCAGAGCGCACGGGCGCGGCTATCTCCGATGGTTCGCGCCTGGATATCCCTCGGCTGCTGCTACCCAGTCAGATCCGTTGGCATCTGGATCAAGCTCGCGTGCGGCTGGCACAGAAAGGTCGCCGCGTCGGGTTCACCTGGGGCTGCTGGGCACCGGAAGCTGTTGGCGAGGCAGGTCTAAGCCAGGGCGGCATGGACCAGTTCTACATGGGGTACAACCAGGGCATGGCCGCCGAGTTCATCGGTGACTGCGCGATGTGGGCGCGTTGGTACGGGCTGGCCATGAGCGAGATCGACGTTGCCTATGAAGCGGCGCTGATAGAAAACGAAAAGCGCGATGTCGTGCGCTACAAGATCCAACTGGCCAGCGGCCAGAAGATCGAGGCGTTGTCTGCGATGCCCTACAACTGGCGTGGCCGCCAGGGCCATGCGCGCATCGACGAGGCGGGCCATCACAAGCACCTTGGGCCCGTGATCGATGGCGCAATGGCTTACCTGATCTGGGGTGGACGCGTATCGATCGGTGGCACGCACAACGGCGAAGACAATTACTTCAATGACCTCGTGAAAGATTGCAAGGCGGACAAGTTGCCCTGGTCGCTGCACACCAATCGATTCAGCGAAGCCGTGCGCGAGGGGCTGTTCAAGCGCATCTGTCTGGTCACGAAGAAGCCGTGGTCACCGGAAGCCGAAGCCAAGTTCATTGAGGAAGTGCGGGACTCCTATCGTTCTGTCGAGGCGGCGGACGAAGAGCTCGAATGCATCCCCATGCGCGGCACCGGCGTTTACTTCAGCCGCATGCTCCTGGAGAAGTGCGCGGTCGACGATGTCGAGATCCTGCACTACAACAAGCCGGCCACGTTCGTGCTCGATCCCGACAGGCTGCGCATCACGCAGCAGTGGATCGACGATGTGCTGGCGCCAGCGGTGGCTCGGCTGCCGTCGAACCTTCGCACCGTGCTCGGTCAGGACTTCGCCCGCGACGGCGATCTCTCGCCGATTGTGATCGGCCAAGCCATTACCGGCAGCGCCAAGTGGCGCACGCCGTTGCGCATCGAGCTGCGCAAGATCCCGTTCGACTGCCAGAAGCTGATCACCGCGTGGCTGCTGCTGAACCTGCCGCTGTTCCACCACGCCAAGTTCGACGCCCGCGGCAACGGCCAGAGTCATGCCGAGGCGGCGCTGCAGCTGGTGGGCCCGCAGCGCGTGGAATGCGTGCAGCTGACGGGCGGCTGGTACGACACCTGGTTCCCGCGCTATCACCAGGCGTTCGAGGACGGCGACATCCACACCTTCGGCGACGAAGACTGGATCGCCGACCACCGCAGCGTTGTCCTGGTGAAGGGCTCGCCGCGCATGAGCGATGCACGTACCAAGGGCGCTGATGGTGGCGACCGCCACGGCGATACCGCCGTGTCCGGTGTGCTGATGTGGGCCGCTGCCCGGCAAGAGGCACAACCGGCTGCAGGCGAATCCGTCGAGCCGGACACGGATACCTACCGTGCTGCCGGCTTCGGTCGGCGCTCGACGGCAATGTTTGGAAATCGGGCCGACGCCCAACGCGGCGTTCTAAGCCGCGCCGAGCGTCCGGGCCGCCACGATGGGACACGGTGAGGCCGAAATGAGCGCTGCGAAAATTCAGGAAAAGTCTCAGGGCGGTTTCGTTGCCCGTCTGCTGGGTGTATTTGCCGGAAACGGATCGAAACCGGCCCCGGAAGAGGCGAAACCGCTGCGTGAGGCAGCCGGTGCCACCGTGGACGACGACGATGCCGACTGGCGACGCCTGACCGGCGACGGCCAGCGGGACCTGGCACCGATGACCCAGGACCGCATGCAACGCCTGGCGCATTACCAGTGGGAGACCAACCTGCTGGCCAACCGGCTGATCGAGTTGCCGGTGGCGTATTTGCTCGCCGGTGGCGTGCGCCTGGCGATCACCGACGAAGCCGCCCAGGAAATCCTCGACGCGCACTGGCACGACGGCCTCAACGCGTGGGATCTGAAACTGCCCAAGCGGGCGCGCGAGCTGGGCCTTTTCGGTGAGCAGTGCTTTCCCGTCTTCCGCGATGACAACACCGGGTTCGTGCGGCTGGGCTACCTGGACCCGGCGCTGATCGAAACCGTGGTGACGGATCCGGAAAACCGCGAGCAGCCGATCGGCATCGTGACCAAGCGCGACCGCAAGGGCGTGGCCAGGCGCTATCGCATCATCGTCAACGTGCCGGAGTCCGCGTTCGCCGAACGCACCCAGGAGATCCGCCAGACCTTCGACACGGGCGATTGCTTTTACTACCGCGTCAACGATCTGAGCAGCGCCACGCGCGGGCGCAGCGACCTGCTGGCGCAGATCGACTGGCTCGATGCCTACGACGGATTTCTGTTCGGCGAGCTCGACCGCGCCAGCTTCATGCGTGCGTTCGTGTGGGATGTGACGCTGGCCGGGGCGTCACCGGACGAGGTAAAAACGCGGGCGAAGGAGATTACGGCGCCCAAGCCCGGCAGCGTCCGCGTGCATAACGAAAGCGAGACCTGGTCGGCACAGACGCCCGACCTGAAGGCTGTCGATTCTGCCGAGGGCGCCAAGCTGTTTCGCAACCATGTGCTGGGCGGCGCCACCGTGCCGTCGCACTGGTACGGCGGTGGCGACGATGTCAACCGCAGCACCGGTGAAAGCATGAGCGAGCCGACAGAAAAGATGCTGCTGATGCGCCAGCGCACGCTGGGCTACATGCTCACCGACATTGGCCGCTACGTCCTGCGCAGTGCGTGGCAGGCGCTGGATCGCGAGTTGAACGCCAAGGAAGCCAAGGTGCTCAGTACCTTAACCGCGGCCTGGCCGGAGATGACCAACAAGGACATCACCAAGTACGCCGCGGCGCTGATGCAGATCGTCAGCGGCATCGCCGGCCTGCTCGACGAAGGGCTTATCACCCGTGAAACAGCGTTGCGCCTGGTGACGGCGGTGGCCGAGCGCCTGGGCGTGGAGATCGACGTCGACGAAGAGCTCGATGCGGCGACGAAGGAGCTGGCCAAACGCGGCGGCGACGACTTGCACGGCTTCGCATTGCGCAGTCGCCCGACACCCACGCCGCCGGCTGACGACGACGCCAGCGCTGCCGTCGCCGCCTGACGATGGACGCCGAGGAAGCCGCGCGGCGCTTCGCGGCGTCCGCCAAGGCGCAGACCGCGGGGCTGCCGCGCATACAGCGCGATGTGCTGGCCGAGATCGTGCGCCAGCTCGCGCTTGCCGAGGGCGCCGTTATCGATGCGCTGGCGGCGAAACCCACCGAAGCGGCACAACGCCGGCTGCGCCAGCTGCAGCTGGAGCTCGAACGCACGATGGAGGATTTCCGCCAGGCCGCCACCAACGCCAGCACGCAAGGTGCCAGCGACGGGTGGCAGGCCGGCATCCGCACGATCAGCGCACCATTCGACTCGGCCGGCGTGTCGGTGCTGGGCGCGCGGATCGATGCTGGTGCGCTGATGGCCACGCAGCGATTCATGACCGATCGCATTGAGGACATCAGCCTGCGGGCGCTCAACAAGCTCAACGGCGCGCTGATGCAAAACGTGATCGGCGCCGTGCCGCTGAGCGACACCATTACCCAGGTGCAGCGGATCCTCGGCGGGGCGCCCCGATCGCGCGCCATGACGGTGGCGTACACCGAGATCGGCATGGTGCATTCGGTTTCCCAGGACGCGGCCCTGCAGCAGGCAGGGCACGTGGTGCCGGGCCTGCACAAGCGCTGGCTCAAGAGCGGCAAGCGGCACCCGCGCGAAACACACGTGGCTGCGCACAATCAGATTCGGCGCTACGATGAGCCGTACCTGGTCGGCGGCGAGAAGCTTCGTTTCCCGCGCGACCCGGATGCCAGCGCCGGCAACATCATCAACTGCGGCTGTCACTCCATCCCGGTGGTCGACGGCTCCACGTTCGAAGGCGGCGTGTTCCGCATCGACAGTTCCGGCGCCGTCCGCACGGTTGCCCTGCCAGGTGCGCGTTAGTAGCGGACACTAAAAGATTCCGCGTCACCGATCATCCACATTCGTCTCCACACCGCGATTTCGCGCATTCCGCGTTTGCGTCCTGGAGATGAGCATGCCCCCCAAATCCACACCCGTCGCGCCGACCGAAGCCGAGCAAGCTGCCGCTGCGCAGGCGGAGACCGAGCGCCTCGCCGCTGAAGAGGCCGCCGCTGAGCAAGCCGCTGCCGAAAAGGACGAAGCCGACAAGGCTGCCGCAGCACAGGCGGAGACCGAGCGCCTCGCCGCCGAACAGGCTGCCGCCGACAAAGCCGCTGCGCTGGCGGACAAGAACGCCGCTCGCGCGGTCGGCACCGCCGCCGCGCCGAGCAAGGCCACCAACACCAACGCGTTGAAGAAGATCGGCATCGAAGTGCTGGCCGAAGCGCGCCACGGCGAGAAGCTCATCTGCCGGGTACTGCAGGACGCCAAGCGGGTGTGGAAGGAATTCTTCCATGAAGCGTAATTTGCTGGCCGCGCTGATCGCAATGGCGATCCCGACGGAAGGCGTGCCAGGCGAAACGCTGTTGCGCGAAGCGGCCACCACCGAGCTGGGACAGATCACCGACCTGGTGCGCAGCGCGTTGAAGCGCAACTACGGCCTGGGCGAGAACGGCTGGGTGTGCATCGAGGCGATCTATCCCGATCGCGTCGTGGTCGAGCGCGACGGCAAGAACTTCCAGTTCACCTACACCATCGACGACGCCAACAACGTGGTCCTTGGCGCGGCCACCGAAGTGGTGATGACCGCGACGCCGGTGACGGAAACCACCGTGCGCGAAGCGGCCGCCACCGAGATGCGTGCGGTCAACTCCCTGGTGCTGGGGGCCATCCGCAAGGTCAAGCCGGACATCTGGGATGTCATCGCCATGTACCCCGACCGCGCCGTGGTCGCCGGCGACGATCGGCGTCAGTACGCCTACCCCTACACCATCGACGACAGCAACCAGGTCACCCTGGGCACGCCGTACGAAGTGATCTCGCAGCACGTGCCGGCATCGAGCACCATGCCGGCGCGTGAGGCACGCGCAACACATACCCCCCCGAAGAGCGGCAACGCGGCGGGCGACCTGCAGGGCACGGTGTTTATCGAAGCCCTGCAGGCGCCCGAAGGCCAGAAGCCGTCGCGCTACCTGGTGCGGGTGATCAAGGCGGGCACATCGCTCAACAACGTGACGTACCCGCGTAACGTGTTGCGCGAAGCCGCACCGTTGTTCGACGGCGCGCGCGTATTCGTCAAGTCCGATGCCGAGCATCTCAAGGGTGGCGGCAAGGACGTGCGCCAGCTGGTCGGGCGGCTGTCCGATTCCAAATTCGTCGAAGCCGGCGTCGGCGAAATTCAGTCCGTGATGGACGTGTTCGATTCCGCTGACGTCGCGCCGATGCTGCGCGAAGCCGTGCAGCGCGGCATGACCGACCTGTTCGGCCTGTCGATCGACGCCAGCGGCAAGAGCAAGAAAACCGGCGAGTTCCGCGAAGCCATCAGCCTGACCAAGGTGGCCAGCGTGGACTTGATCATCGAGCCCGGTGCCGGCGGGCAACTCATCCGTTTTGTAGAAGCCCACAACCCCGAGGAAGACACCATGCTGCGCTCGCAGATGATCACAGAGATTAGTGCCCGCGATGCGAAGCGGGCCGAAGGGCTGGCCGATGCCAGTGACGCCGACGTGCTGGCCGCCTACCGCGAAGCGGTGGGTACGGCTGCCGACAAGGGCACCGAAGATGCCGTCACCAAGGGCCAGGTCGACGAACGCTTCCGCATGATCGAAGCGCGCGCCGAGGCGCGCGTGTTGATCGCCGAGAGCAAGCTGCCGCTGGCCACCCAGGTGCGCCTCAACGAACGCTTCCGCGAAGCGGCCAGCTTCACCACCGAGAACGTCACCGCATCGATCGAGGACGAGCGCAAGTACCTGGGGCAGATCGTCGACGGCTCCAAGATCACCGGCCTCGGGCATTTCATCGAAGCGGGCGAAAGCCGCGCTGAAAAGATGCAAACGATGTTCGATGATTTCTTCGACCACACGAAGAAGGTCCAGTCGTTCCGCGAGTGCTACATCGAGTTCACGGGCGATCGCGGCGTCACCGGCAAGCTCGGCAATTGCGACATGTCGCGGATGCGCGAAGCGGCGGGGGAGCGTGGCTTCCGCGAGGCCATCAGCGCCAGCACATTCGGCGACACCCTGGGCGATTCGATCACCCGCGCCATGATCCGCCTTTATGGCGCCTCTGACGCCTACACCGACTGGCGCTGGATGTGCGATGTGGTGCCGATCACCGACTTCCGCACGCAGGAACGCACCCGCGTCGGCGGCTACGGCAATCTGGCGACAGTGGCCGAGAACGGCGCTTACCCGGACGTCAACTCGCCGACCGACGAAAAGGCAACCTATGCGGTCACCAAGCGCGGTGGTGTCGAGACACTGAGCCTGGAGGCGATCGCCAACGACGATGTGGGCTTGATCCGACGCATCCCGCAGATGCTGGCCACCGCGGCGGGCCGTACCGTGTTTGAGTTCGTGTACGACTTCCTGCGGTCGAACGCGGTCATCTACGACACCAAGGCGCTGTTCCACGCTGACCACGCCAACATCGGCACGGCCGCACTGGACGAAGACAGCTTCGCCGCGGCGCGTCTGCGCATGAAACAGCAGACCGAGAAGGACAGCGGCAAGCGCCTGGGCATCACCCTCAAGCACCTGGTGATCCCCTCGGAGCTCGAACAGGTTGCCTACGACACGTTCGTGCGGTTCCAGAACCTCGACAAAACGTTCGTGCAATCCCGCTCGCCGACCGTCCATGTGGTCGACTACTGGACCGACACGAACAACTGGTTCGCCGCAGCCGACAACGCCCAGGTGCCGTTGATCGAAATGGGCTTCTATGGCGGCAACGAGGATCCCGAGCTGTTCGTGCAGGACACGCCGAACCAGGGCTCGCTCTTCAGCAACGACCAGATCAAATACAAGATCCGGCACATCTACAGCGGCGCTGTCCGCGACTACCGCGGCTTCGACGGATCCATCGTCGCTGCCTGACACCCGAGCGTGCAACACGGCCAAGGACGGCCCTCTCTTTCCTACGACACCGACTGAGCCCCGATGCCTCTTGCCGATTTCCAGACACTGGTGGATGACCTGGTCCGCGACGATGGCCACGGTGTTTCATCGGCGCAGCGCGACGCCGCTATCCAAGCGGCGCTGGTGCAGTATTCGGCGGATCGGCCGCGCAACGTCGTTGTCGATGTGGTTTCGCCTGGCGGGCAGCGTGTCGATCTGCCTGCTGGGTTCACGGCGGACTCGCGCCTGGTGGGCGTCGAGTATCCCGTGGACCGGATCCCGGCGAGCCAACTGCCGTTGTCCGATATTTCGGTGTACGCGGCGCCGACCGTGCGCCAACTGGAGGTGCCGCAGTGGATCGCGGTGGGCGAAAGTCTGCGGGTGACCTATACCGGTGACCATCTGGTCGACGATGAAGACGACACCGTGCCGTTGCGCCACCGCCAGTCCATCGCCAACCTGGCAGCGAGCTACCTGTGCATGCAGCTGGCCAGCCGCTACGCCACCGAGGGCGACCCCAGCATTCCGGCGGACACCGTCGACTACAAAAGCAAGAGTGATCGCTTCCGCGCGCTAGCCAAGGACTACGCCGCTGCCTATGGCCGCGTGGTCGGTGTGGCGCCCAGTGATCGCACCAAGGCCGCCAGCGCCACCGTGGAGCTGGAGCGCAGGGATTCCCTGGGCAACCGGCGCCTGTTCCATCCCGCGCGTAGCTGGCCGCGCTGATGGACATCGTTGTCGACAACAGCCGCGTGATGCAGCTGGCCGACTTGTGGCAGCGCGCGCCCGACATCACCCGCGAGGAAATGCTGCGCACGGTGACCGAGTGCGACCTGCTGATGCAGGGCGAGCTGATGCAGAAACTGCCACGCGGCGCCGGTGGCCTGCATGGCGCCGGCCTGGCCGGCACGGTCTTTCGCGAAGAGCATGCGCTGGCGGACAACGTCATCGGGCTCACCGCGACCAAAGAGCCGTACGCCGAATACGTGGAGCTGGGCACGCGCCCGCATCGCGTCGGACCCAACGCCATCGACGCGCTGACCGACTGGGTCGAGGCGCGCATCGGGCTGCGTGACGAAGAGGCTGAGGGCATGGCCGAGGGCATCGCCTGGAAGATCCGGCACTTCGGCACCGCGCCCAAGCCGATCTGGCAGCAGACCTATCAGAGCCTGCTCGGCGAGATCAACAACAAGTTCAATGCGGGCGTGCAGCGCATCCTCGCGCGCCTGGCCGGAGCCGCCGCATGAGCGCCGTGGCGGACATCCGGGCGGCCATCGTGGCCACGATGCAATCCGTGCCGGAGATCGGTGTGGTGCACAACCACGAGCGGTACATCAAGGACATGACCGGCCTGCGAGCGATGTACATAACGCCGGAGTTCGGCATGCGCGGCTGGTTCGTGCGACGGCACCAGGTCGTGGAGACCGACCGCATCCAGCCGCGCAGCATCGAGTACCTGCGCTGGCGCATCCAGGGCGTGATGGCGATCAACGACGAACAGGCCAGCGAGCTGGTGTTCGACGACTTGATCGAGCAACTGCGCGATGCGTTCCGCGCCAACGACACGCTCAACGGCACCGTCGCGCAATGCGCCCTGGCCGGTGGCAAGGACGCCGGCCTGCAGCTGGACGATTCCGGCCCGGTGAGCTTCGCCAGCGTGGTGTGCCACGGCGCGCGGGCATCGCTAATCACCCAACGCTTTTTGTGACCGAGGGAATCCCCATGACCACCGTACACCGCGACAAGCAGGGCAACGTAGTGCGCACCGACGCCGGCACCAAGCCGCGCGGACAGGCGGCGGCGATCAAGCCCACGAAACCTGCTGCCGCTCCGGTCGAGAAGCCGGTGCGGGCAGCTGCCACCCAGGCCGACGCCACCGCGCCGGCAAAGACGGAGAAGTAAGCCATGTCACTGCGAGCCAAATCGCTACTCGTGATCGCAATGGCCGAGGTGATCTACGGCACCGCCGTGGCTGCCGTCGGCACCGGCGCGATCGTCACCAGCAATGCCTCGATCAGTCCGCTGGAAGGCAGCGCGATCAGTCGCGCCCTGGACCGTCCGACGTTCGGCAACGATCAGCAGTTGCACGTGGGTGTCCACGCCATGCTGACGTTCGACGTCGAGCTCGTGGGCGCTGGCGCGTTGGGAACGGCGCCGAAGTGGGGGCCTCTAATGAAGGGCTGCGCCTGTCTGGAGACGGTGGTCGAGGACACCTCGGTGGTCTACTCGCCCCACACGGCCAGCACCGAATCCATGACGCTGTACTTCAACATGGACGGGCAGCAGCACATCTTGACCGGCGCCCGCGGTTCTTTCCAGCTGAAGGTGGAGAGCGGTCAGGTGCCGCATTTGACCTTCACCTTTACGGGCATCTGGAATACGCCGACGTCGACCGCTGCGCTGGCGCCGACCGGCTGGGCCGATTTCCAGATCCCCGAGCCGGTCACGTTCGACAACACGCAGCAGGTCATGATCCACGGCCTGGCCAGCACGTTCAAGACGTTCGACTTCGACCAGGGCAACACCGTCACGTACTTCGACAACCCCGGCGAACAGGAAGTCTCGATCACCGACCGCCAGAGCAAGGGCAGCATGTCGATCCTGGCTCCGCCGATCGCGACGAAGGATTACTTCACCGCGACCAAGGCCAACACGCTGGGCGCCATCAGCTTCGCGCACGGCACCACCGACGAGAAGCGCGTGGCGTTCGTCAGCAGCCAGGCGCAGCTGCTGACGCCGAAGTACGGCAACGATTCCGACCGCGCCACGCTCGATGCGGACTTGAGTTTCGTGCCGACGCTGGCCGGCGACGACGAATGGGAGCTGCGCCTGGAAGCGGCGGCTTAAGCCTACATGGGGGATGCGCGGACGTCCGCGCATCCCTTTTCCACCATTCCCCAGGCCCGCCGCTGACCCGAGGGCGGGCATTTCCACCCGAAAGACCGTTGCACACCACCAAAGGACACACGCACATGTCACTCAAGCTCAACAAGGTCGAGACGTTCAAGGCCCGCGTCCACGTTACGCTGCTGACCGGCGATGCCGACCGCACCCAGGAAGCGTCATTCGTGGCCGAGTTCAAGCACTTGGACGGCGCCCAGTTCCAGGAGCTGCGCAGCCGCGGCTTGACCGATGCATTGTTCCTGGACGAGGTGCTGGTCGGCGTCTCCGAGGTTGCTGATGGCAACGGCGCGGCGATGACGTTCGAGGCGGCCCGCGAGGCAATCCGTAGCGACCTGAACTACTGCGGCGCCACCGTGAAGACGTACATCGAAACGTTGGCGGGCGTGGCCGGAAAAAACTCCAATCGGTCGCGCGGGCTTTAAGCGCCGGCGGGACCGTTGGCGATGACGAAGGCATCACGCTGGCCGCGCAGCTCCGCGCGGCCGGCGCGCCTGCCAAGTTGGTGGAGGAGGCCGAAGCGTCCGCCGCCACCGCCAACGAAACGATCGACGTACTGGCGTGCAACTGGACCACGGTCGACATGTTTCGCGGTTGCCAGCTTTCGTTCGTCGGTGGCGCGGGGCGTGCGATCTGCATGGGCATTGCTGCTACCGAGATCCACGCCGCGCTGCAGTTGCGCTGCCTGCCGCGGCGGCAGTGGCCGGAGGTTGCCCAGGGCATACAGCTGATGGGCCGCATGAGCGCCAGCACGATCAACAAGAAGCTCAGCGCCGCGTCATCTACAGGGTAGCCCTCGCATGAGTACCAATTACACCGTCGGCGTCACCTTTACGGGCAATGCGAGCTCACTCAATGCCGCGACCAAGGAGGCGGCCGCAGGCGAACGCGAGGTGGGCCGTGCCGGACAGGATGCCGGCAACCAGGCGGTGAAGGGTCTGCAGCCGATCGAAGGCGCACTCGATCGCGTTGCCGCTGCGACCAAGGCGTTTCTCGGCGCCGCGGCACTGGTCGAGGTGGCCAAGGGCCTGGGCAACTTTGCCGACGAGTACGCCAACATCGGCGCGCAGATGCGCCAGGCGACCGGCGACACGGTGAGCTTCGGCCAGGCCCAGGACGTGGCCTACGGCATTGCCCAGCGCACGGCCTCGTCGCTGGCTAGCACCGCGGATCTCGCCTCCAAGCTCACCCGGGCGCTGCGCGATACGGGCGTGGACGGCGCCGCAGCATTCCAGCGCGCGGCAGGGCTGACCGAAAGCATCCAGCAGGCGGTCGCGCTGTCGCACGTGTCGGTCGCCTCCGGCAACGCGGCCATCGTCCAGCTGACCCAGGGCCTGGCCAGCGGCGTGTTGCGCGGCGCCGATCTCAACAGCGTGCTCGAACAAACCCCACGCCTGGCGCAGGCGATTGCCGACGGCATGGGCGTGACGATCGGGCAATTGCGTGCCCTGGGCGCCGAGGGAAAGATCACTGCGCAGTCGGTGATCAGCGCTCTCACCGGCCAGGCCGATGTGCTGCGCACGGAGTTCGCGGATCTGCCGCTGACGATCGAGCTCAGCTGGACGCAGTTGCACAACGCGGTCGAGCGTTATGTGGGCGAAGCCGATCAGGCTTTGGGCGCATCCGGCGCGCTGGCCGCGGGCATCTCCGTCGTCGCCGACAACATCGACGTGCTGGCGAACGTTGGCTTGGCGCTGGCGATCGGCCAGCTCGGCAAACTGGCGGCCGGTTTTGTCGCCGGCCGTGTCGCGTCCGTGCAGGCCGCGCTGGCGCAAGGCGCATTGATCGAGGCCGAGCTCAAGTCCGCCCAGGCGGCCGAGGCCGAAACGCTGGCCCTGCTCGAAAAGGCCAAGGCACTGGTCGGCGTGGGCGGTGCCATCGGAACGGCCACAGAGGCGGAAGCCGCGTACGCGCTGGCGCAGACGCGTACCGCCGCCGCGAGTCAAGCGGTGGGCGCGGCGTCGACCGTTGCCGCTGCCGGCGTCTCGGGCTTGGGTCGTGGGCTGCTGGCGCTGGCGGGTGGCTGGGTTGGCGTGACCGTGATCGCGCTCGGTGGGCTGGTGTACGCCATCAACCAGTCGATCCAGGCCGAGCGCGATCGGCAGAAGGAGTTCGATGCCGGCGTCGAGCAGATGAAGGCGTCGACCAAGGCCGCCCAGGACGTGGCCGATGCGTTCACCGCGATCGCGGCCGTGCCGTTCAAGCCGCTTCCGGATTTTTCGACGACGCTCAAGCAGTGGTCCGACAACACCGCCGTGCTCAGCACCCGGCAGGCCGAGCTGGCGGACAAGCAGCGCGAGCTCGCCCAGGTAAACCACGACCTGGCCGAAGCGCAGAACGCCAGCTCGGGCTATGGCTACGCACTGGCCACCACCACCGCGACGCTGACCAACCGGTCGGCCGAGCTCACGCGCGAGATCAACCTGCTGCAGCCTGCGCTGGGCGCGCTGGGCACCCAGACCAATGCGCTTGGCGTGGCGATGACCTCCACCCTGTCGCCAGCATTGCGCGACGCAGCCAATGCCGCGCATTCGCTGCTGGCCACCACGTCTGCCGATTCGTTCGTGACCGGCATCATCGGCCAGCTGCAGCAGGTGGGCATCCAGGCGGGCGTGCTGAAGGACAACGCCAAGGAGTGGAACGCCACCAACACCACGTTGGGCGCATCGATCCAGTCGGTCAACGACAAGTTCGCCACGTATGGCAAGACCACGGCGCAGGTGATCGCCGCGCAATTCGATGCGGTTAAGTCCACCGAGGTCTGGAACAACGCCACTGACGCCCAGCGCAAATCGCTGACGGATGCAGCCAACGCCGCCATCGCGCATGCGCAGGCGATGGAAAAGACCAAGAAGCCGCTGGACAACGCGACCGCATCCACACGCGACCTGGCGCGGGCCAACGCCGACATCGCCAGCAGCCAGCGCACGCTCGACGAACAGAACACCCAGCTTCAGGACAAGCTGGCCGGCCTCACCGATCAACAGATCGAATACAACACCGGCGTGCGCGATGCGGTGGCCGCGTACCAGGAGTGGATCCGCGAGGGTGTGCCGGTCGACCAGGCGATGCATGCACTGAGCGATCGTTACGACGAGCTCAATGATCGACTGAAGCTGAAAAACGAGATCGACGCGCAGTCTGCGCGAAACACACCGACCACGGTTAAAAGCTACGAGACGCAGACCAGCGCGGCCGAGCGCTATTACCAGGTTATCGAGCAAGGCGCGAAGTCCGCGGCTGACGCTGTCGGCAACTCGCTGGTCAATTCGCTCGATTCCCTCGGCGACCTGTGGCATGGCCTGGTCGACTCGGCGAAACAGGTGGTCGCGCAGATCATCAGCACCTGGTTGCAGCTGCGCGTGCTGCAACCGTTCCTTGGCTCGGTGTTCGGTGGCGGTGGCAGTGGTGGGTTGCTTGGTCTGACCGGTACCGTCGCCGGCGAACTTGGCGTTGGTCTCACATCGAGCGGACAAAGCACGACAGCCGGTGGTGGCACCGCGAGCGGATCCACCGACTACGCCGGCATGATCTCCAACATCCAGGCGGTGAAGGCTGTTTACAGCCGGATCTTCAACACCGCCGGCGGCACGCAAGGCTTCGCCCCGGCGGATGCCGGCTTCAACGACATTGCCATCGGCACGCGCGCGCTCACGCCGAAGCCGTATTCGCCCTACGGCGGCACCGCCAATTTCGGCGGCGGCTATGCCGCGCCCTACGCAAGCATCGGTGGCGGCCTGTTGGGCGCGTACTACGGCTCGCAGCGGGGCAATGGCGGGCTGAGCACCGCGGCGTCGACGGTGAGCTATGGCGCGCTGGGTGCGGGGCTTGCGGGCACGGCCGCGGGCGTGGCGGGCGGTGCGTCGGTGGGTGCGGCGGCCGGTGGCGCGTTTGGTGCGGCGGCGGGTGCGTCTTGGATCCCCGTGGTCGGCTGGGCGCTGGCGGCGATCGCGGCCATCGACGCGATCTCGGGCGGCAAGGTGTTCGGCACGAAGTACCAGACGCAGAGTGCGGACTCGTTCCTTGACGTGGGCCCGGACGGCGCGAGCGCACGTTCGGCCCTGTACCAGAAGCGCCAGGGCGCGCTGTTCAGTGGCGCGAAGTACAAGACGGTCGACCAGGCGGCGAGCCCGGAGCTGGTGGCCGCTGCCAACCAGCTGTACGACAGCCTGGAAAAGACGCTGGTGCAGGGCGCGACGAAGCTGGGCGTGGATGTGCCGGCGATGATCAACGCCAACCTGCAGACGCATGTGGAGGTCAACGACAAGGGCCAGGTGCGCTCTACCGAATACGTGGTCAACTACCTCGGGCAGGTCTGGAAAGAGGCGACGGCTGAAGCGGCGGCGCAGCGGCTGGGTGCGGAAGCGCTGGTGAGCGTGGTGGCGGCCAGCGCGGGCAGCGTGGCGCAGCAGATTGCGCAGCAGTTTCGCGGCAGCGCGGACACGCTGCTGGATGGCGCGCAGACCATGCTGGCCGCGCAGAGCGACATCAACAAAGGCAATAGCCTGGTGGCGCTGGGTGCCTCGGCCACGTTGTCGCAAGTCATCAAGTTCGTGCAAGGCCTGCAGGCCGATGGCGAGGCGCTGGCGGACACGTACGCGCGGCTGCAACAAGCCAGCGCGGCATACCTGCAGTTCGTCGGGCAGTTCACGCCCACGTCCAACACCTTCGGCGCGTCGCTGCAGGCCATCGCGACGCAGATGCAAGCCAACATCGACCAAGCCAACGCATTGGCCCAGGCCGCTGGCCTGCAGTACGCGAAAGAATCCGACCTTGCCAACATCCATACCCAGGCGGCGCAGCAGGCGGCGGCCGCGATCGCGCAGCTCAGCAGCGCGGCCGAGGATCTCGCGGCCAGCCTGTACAACGTCACGGGCGCCAGCCTCGATGCCGTCAACGCGCAGATCGACAAGCTCACGAGCAAGGTGCAAACCGCGGCGCAGATGGCGATCGGCGACGACTCGCCGCTGAGCGACAAGCAAAAGCTCGCTGTCGCCCTGCAGGGGCTGCGCAGCGGCATCACCAGCGAGGATGACGTGCTGTCGCTGGGCCGCAAGCTGTACAGCAGCAGCGCGGACTACACCGGCCTGTACAACGAGGTGCAGGACATCCTGCAGTTGCCCACCGCCCAGGGCACCGGCGCCGGCAGCATCAACGGCGCCCTGGCGGACTACAACAAGCTGATCGCCCAGCGCGACAAGCTGCAGTCGCAGGCCGACGCCACCGCGCGCTTCTCTGATGCGAAAACGTTGGCGCAGTACGTGGCGGACATCAGCACTACGCACGGCATCGGCTACGGCGAGGCCGCGAGCGGGCTGGGCTTCTCGCTCAACGATCTGGCCAAGGATCTGGGCATCACCAACATCAGCGGCTACCTGGATAGCCTGAAGCTCGCCGATATCCCCGGCAGCACGATGGATGCCAGCGCCAGCATCGTCGATGCGATCCGCGATCTCGGCCGTGACCTGATCGCCACGCTCACCGGCGGCCCGCTGGTCACGCCTGGCCCCACCGACGGCGCATCCACGGCCACCAACGATCCGCAGACCAACGCGCTGCTCAAGCAGCTGGTCGACCACTTGAGCGACGTCAGCGACAACACCAAGGCGACGGCCGCCACCAACGACAAGATGGCCAAGCAAGGCGCACGCGATGGCCTGCTTGGCGTCGCCACCACCAACCGGCAGGCCTGACCATGACGCGCAGGATCGTCCTGGTCGACATCGGCAGCGGACTCTCGCTGAGCGGCGTGCTGCCCAGCGTGGCGCTGCACGACCCTTACAACGCCCGCGTCATCGCCCGCAACGGCGTGGCGCCCTACACCTACACCACCGACGACGTGCTGCCGGATGGCATGGCGCTGGACAGCGCTACCGGTTTCTTCAGCGCCACCGACGTGGCCAGCGGCGGCACCTACGCCATCACCGTGCGCGCCACCGACCTCACCGGCGCGTATGTCACGCGGGTGTTCGTCATCCAGGTAGTGATCGAGCCGCTGTCGCTGAGCGGCCATGCGCCCGATGGCACCGCCGGCATCGAGCAGTCGTACACGTACACGCCGCGCGGTGGTACGCCGCCGCGCACCTACAGCCTGGTCGGCGCGCCGGAAGGCTGGAGCATTCCTGATCCCACCGAGCCGACCGTGGTGATGATCCCCACAAGCGCGGGTACGAAGAGCTGGAGGGTGCGGGTGGTGGATTCGGCGGAAACGGTCTTCGACTACGCCGACTCGGCGACGTTTGAAGCCCCCACTGTTGAGCTGACTGGCACCTATCCCGCGGTCACTGTGGGTGCACCCTACAGCGCCTACCTGGTGATCGTTGGCGGTGATGGCGACTATACGTTGACCGGTGGTACTGGCGTGGTTGCCGGTGTATTGCCGTCTGGTCTCACGCTTTCGATCGACGGCGATCATCTGGTACTCGAAGGTACCGCTACCGGTAGCGACGGCACTGTGGATTTCACGGTGGGCGTGGATTCTGGAGACGGGTCGAGCGCGACGAGTGCGCAAAGCGTGGAAGTCGTATTGTCGCGCTATTGGCGCGTCCTGATTTCTGCGACCAACGGCCATCCCGAAGCGGCGCTGCAAGAAATCGAACTGCACTCCGTGATCGGTGGCCCCATCGTAACAACGCCCTCGACCCCTTGCTTAGCCAGCTCGACCGCCGACCCTGTAGTTTTTCCAGCGTCTTGCGTGGTGGATAGGAACACAACGTCATCGACTACAAATTGCTGGGTCTCCGCAGCGGTTGCGCTCCCGCATTGGGTATGGATTGACCTGGGTACATCGCCGCCGCCGGTACGCGAGGTGGTGCTGTGGCCCGAAAATTTCCCCCCGTTCGATGCCACGCGATCACCGAAGGACTTCATCATTCAGTCGTCTTCCGATGCGGTTAATTGGATCGATCGACTGACTCTCTCCGGCGAGACGGGATGGTCGAAGCAACACCCACGGACCTACTTGATCCCATGACCCCGCTCTACGCCATCTTCGACACCAACCACCTCGGCGCCGACCTCGACATCGAGCAGGCCGGCACGGTGATTGCCGTCAACGCGATCGCCGACATCAACCGCACGGTGCTGGCGCTGTTTCCGCAGTCGGTGGGCGTGTGGGATGCGGAGCTGCTGGTGTATGGGCCGGGCGACCTGCTTGCCAGCATCGGCATTGCCACGCTGGATGCCGCGCTGGACACGTATGCCGGCGGCGACGCCGAAGGCTACGGCTACCGGATGGACTTGGGCGAGATCCACCATGCGGGCGCCAGTGTGGCCTCGGTGGCCGTGGGCGCGGTGGGCGACATGGTCCGCCTGCGGCTGGACCTGACGACGACGCAACCCACGGTGAGCTGGTACCGCAACGGCCAGCTGCTGCACACGCAGGCGCTGGCCAGCACCGGGCCGTGGGCGATCGCGGTGAGCCTGGGCGGCAGCGAGGCGTACGGCCTGCGCGTGTTCCTGAATTCTGGCCAGCGCAAGATCGAGACGGGTGCCGCCGACAGCGAGGGCTGGTTTCAGCCGCCGCAATCGGTGCGCGGCCTGCAGCTGGGCAGCGACGACTGGATGACCGCGCCGACCGATGCGGTGGCCAACCAGCGCTATAACGGCTTGCTGTCCGGTACCGACAGCGAGTTGCGCGCCATCCAGGCGCTGGACTTCTGGCCGTGGGCACGCGGCATCCGCACCGGCGCGATGGTGCTGACCGCGCTGGATACCGATGGGCTGTTCGATGAGATCCTCAGCGGCGACCCGCGCGACTTGTCGGTGCGCGTAGGGCAGATCGACGTAGGCCAGGCATACGCCGACCGGGCGAGCTTGTACAACGCGGTGATCGACAACGTGGCGCCGGCCGATGACCTGACGGTAAAGATCACTTGCCGGGGCCCCGAGGCGCTGCTGGATGTGCCGCTGCAGCGCTGGTTGCTGCGCCCGGATGCGGACCCGAGCTCTGCCAACCAGCCTCGGCCACTGCTGCTGGGCGCCTGCCGCAATGTGCCGGCGGTGCTGGTCGACGCGACGACGTACGCGTACGCGGTGAGCGATGCGACGATTCTGGGCGTGGGCTTCGGCCGCGATCGCGGTTACCCCTTCGACCCCGCCGCGGCGCCGCCGGACTTTACGCTGGACAGCACCAAGCTGGGCATCGTGCTGCATGCGGAGCCCCAGGGCATCGTGACCATCGACGCCTCCAGCGTGGGCGGGCAGCAACTGCCGACGCCGGCAGACGACATCCTGGACGGTGCTGGCGCGCCTTTTACCGGCGACGATGGCGATGCGCCGAATGGCTTCGAGACGGGCGGCGACCTGCCGCAAGCGACGCCGGTGATGAACAGCGGCGCGCTGGAATTTCCGCTCGTTCAAGTGGCCCCCACGATCCTGGCCACGATGCGCGCTTACGCCAGCGGCGCGGCCGGCAGCGTGGCGTTGCGGTTGAGCTGGCTGGACGACGGCGGCAACGTCGTGCGGCAGATCGACTCGGCCGCCATCACCGGCTCGCACGCCTGGACGGATGCGGTGGCCACGGTGATCGACACCGCGCCGGCTACGGCCATCAGCGGGAGGCTGGAGGCGGTAACCCACAACCACACCGCGGGCACGGTGCGCGTGTCGACGCCGCAGGCCTGGTACGTGCAGTACGGCGACCACGATGCCATCGGCTTGCTCAACCCCGACTTTGTCGACGGCCTGGCGAACTGGACGTCGACGGCGGCGTGGGAGGCCATCGACGACTTCGGCCCAGGCGGCCATTGCGTCAAGTATTCCGGCGCCGCCGGTAGCCGCCGGACCAACGAGGGCGTGGCGCCGGTGACGCCGGGCCAGCGGATATCCGCCAGTTGCCAGATCGCACTCGACAAGCCGGACGGCACGCACCCTTACGGCGCGCTGCGCATTACCTGGCTGGATGCGGACGACGGCGAGATCGATTCCAGCCGCAGCGCGTCGGAAGAGATCGGCCACGGCGGCGCGTTCCGGCTTGTGACGGTGTCCGGTACCGCGCCGGCCGGTGCCGTCACGGCGGTGATCGAGCTGGAAGGGGGCAACGCGGGATCCGGCACGGCCGGCGCCCTGTTCGGCGCCGTGCAATGGGATTTCGTGCTGGAGCCGGTGGGCGGCACGCGCATCGCGATCATCCTGCCGGACCTGACGCATGCCGCGGACTGGCAGGCGGGCGCGAACTGGGCGCTGCATCCTGCCGGTGCCAACGGCTACCTCGGTGCCGCCTACGGCGAGCACACCGCGGCGGCCGCCGGCAGCGCCGCGGCATCGAGCTCGCTGCTGTCGCGCCGCGCGGCGAACGTGCGCCAGGCGGTGTCATACGCCGGCTGGGCGGGCATCAGCGCGGCACAGATCGGCGCGGGCAAGTCGTACAAAGTGCGGATCACGATCGACGCCATGCCTGCCGATGGCTTTACGTATGTGGGGCTGGCCACCGGCACCACCATCGACACGTTGCTCGCGAGCTGGAACAAGGCGGGTACCTACGAGGTAACGATCACCAACACCGACGGCGTGGCGCACGATCTCTATCTGCTATCGATCCCGCTTTCCGCGGGCGGCAGCATTGTGCCGGTGGCGCCGGTGGTGAGCTCGCTGGAGGTGATGACGTACGACGACACGTACACGCCCGACCCGCGCGACATCACCCCGGCGCTGCTGCAGTCGATCAAGCTGGCCGACTACCTGCACCAGGTGCTCGATGTGCGCGCGCAGGCGCTGGGCATGGCGTGGTCCCGGGATGACGCGGCCGCGATCGACACGGCCACCGGCTACGCCGGCATCGGCGTGTTCCTGCGCGGCGGCGAGACCGTGCGCCAGGCACTCGACCTTGCGCTGGCCAGCTATACGGCGTGCCCGTGGACCGATGAGGACGGCGTGCTGCGGATCTCGCGGCTGATCGATCCGGATGACATCGAGCCGGTGGGCACGATCGACATCAACGCGATCTCGGGCGACTTGCTGCCGCAGTTGGACCTTGCGCCGGGGCTGACCACGCAGTTCGGCGTGCGACGCAATTGGGCCGCGTTCTCCGATGGCGACCTGGTGAGCCCTTCGGACAACTTCCCGCTGGCCGTGCGGCAATCGCTGCTGCGGCCGTACCAGGTGCTGGCAAGCACCGCGCAGCCGCTGGCCAGCGCGTACACGCATGCGCTGTATGCCGCGCCGGTGGTGAGCTGTTTCGACGCGTTGCCGGATGGCCAGGCAGAGATCGACCGCGTGGCGAAGATCTATGGCAAGCCGCGGCGGTTCTTTTCCGTTTCCGTCGAGCTCGAAGCGCTGCCGGGCCTGAAACTCGGCCAGGTGTGGACGCTCGTTTACCCGAAATACGGACTGGCCAGCGGCCTGCGCGTGCTGATTGCCGAGCGCGACGTCGACCTGCTGGCCAACACCGCCAACTTGATCGTCTGGGGCTGACACCATGCTGATTTCCTACTCCCGTCCCAAACCCATCGCATGGAGCCTGATCGGCGACGGCTCGGCGTGGCTCTCCGACGATGCCGGCAGCGCACTGACCAACGGCCGACCCGCGGCTGCGTCGCGGCTGCAGTGGTTGAGCGGAGCCCAGACCACCGACAGCGTGCTCGCCCTGCGCGGCAGCTGGTCTACCGGCTTCGCGCCACGCGTGGTGGGCCTGATCGGCCTGTCGCTGCCCGTGGGCACGCTGATCAGCCTGGCGTTCCGCCGCCCGGCCGACGCCGACTATTCGTACCTGGCCGACACCTACAGCCAGCGCGTCGTGCAACTGCCTGACGGCTCGCGCTGCGCGTGGCTTGTGCTCGATGCCGGCGTCGATGCCGCGATTGGCATCGAGTACCGCATTGCGAACGACGTCGACGGCGCCTCGGCGATCGCGGCGGGCGCGCCGGTGGATGTGGGCGAGGCTTGGGTTGGGCCTGCGGTGGATGTGGCGCATGAGGTGGGCTGGGCGCGCGGCATCAACGACCCGACCGTTGTGCGCCGATCACGCGGTGGCCAGGCATTCGGATCCGTGCTGCGCAGCTGGCGCACGCTGCAAGCTCGGCTCGCGATTGCGGACGAGGGCGAGGTACGGGGCAATGGGTTGGCCAACGCGTCGGACTGGGAGCTTGTAGAAGCCGCGTTGGCGGGCGGCGAACCGTGCGTGGCTATCCCTCGCTGGCGTGGGCAGACCGCCGACTACCTGCAGCGCACGGCGCTGTTTGCCATCGCTACCCAGCAGGGCAACATCCAGCACGCTGGAGGCAGCCTGTATGGCCGGGACTACAGCTTCGAAGAGGTTCCCGCCGCGAATTAGAGACAGCGACGGTCGACGTGCGCTAACACGCCGACCGTCGAGAACTACGCAGCACAAGCCTGCGAGCCCCCCAAGGCTGCCTGCCCTGTCGACAGAGCCCGTGCAGCCTAACAATGTTTCATCTGGTGAAAAAGGCTTGCGCATGCAACAAGGATCGTCTCCCATCATTCCCTGGCTGGGCGGCAAACGCCGCCTCGCTGATCGCATCTTTCCCTTCTTCCCGCGGCACAAGTGCTACGTGGAGCCGTTCGCTGGTGGCGCCGCGCTGTTCTTTCTGCGGCCGGTGGCTGCCGAATGCGAGGTGCTCAACGACATCAACGGCGAACTGGTCAACCTGTACCGCATCGTCCAGAACCACCTCGAAGAGTTCGTCCGTCAATTCAAATGGGCACTCACAAGCCGCAAGGTGTTCGAGTGGCTCAAGATGACCAGGCCAGAGACGCTGACAGATATCCAGCGCGCAGCACGGTTCTACTACCTACAGCAGGCGGCATTCGGTGGCCGCGTCGACGGCCAGAGCTTCGGCACGGCGACCACGGCGCCGCCAGGGCTCAATCTGCTGCGGTTGGAAGAGACGTTGTCGGCAGCCCATCTACGGCTGGCCAGCGCGTACATCGAGAACCTGACCTGGCAGGATTGCATCAGCCGCTACGACCGGCCGCACACGTTCTTTTATCTGGACCCGCCCTACTGGGAGACCGAAGGCTACGGCGTTGGGTTTGGCTGGGAGCAATACGAGCAGCTCGCCCAGCAGCTGGGCTCGATCAAGGGCAAGGCAATCGTCAGCCTCGGCGACCATCCAGCGATCCGGGAAGCGTTCGCTGCGTTCCACATCGAATCGACCGACATCAAGTACACAGTCGGCGGTGGGAAAGGAGCGGATCGTACCGAGCTGTTGATCTTCAGCTGGGATATCAAAGCCGATCCATCGAGCCTGTTCTAG